CTGAAATCATATATGGACTGCGTACAAATATTAAATTCATTTTATATCTTTTAGTGTATATTTTAATAATTCTTCTACATCTAATGCGAAAGACTTTTCTAATTCTTGGTTTATATATTTATCATATCCTTCATTAAAAGGTTTTGTAAAAAATAAACTTGGTTTAATTCCGTATAGAAATATCTTTCTTGCAATAGCAAATTTTAATCCTTCTCTTGATAGAAACTTTCCATCTTTTCCTCTTGGTGCTATTCCTTTTTTAACTACCCATTTATCTAATGCTTTTGTTGGTGGCATTTTATTCTTAAAAGAGTATGGAGTAGTATAAACTGTTTTCTTTCCTGATACTCCTTTGTCTTGAAACATTCCGTAAATAGGCATAGTAAAAGCCATTTCAAATCCATTCTTTGTAACTTTAACATAAGATTTGTCTAATTCTTTTGATAAATTACCACTTGTGTTTTTAGCTACAAGATTATATTTAGCTTTTTGAACTACATAATCTCGAAAGTCTTGTAAACTTTTGTATGTATTTAATTGATTCATTAACAAATAGTCATTTCATTAGCTACTTGAATATCAAATGTAACTGTCCATCCTGCTATTTTGTTTTCAAATCTATCTATAAATGGTTCTACTGAAGGACTTCCTGTTAATTGATAACCATTGTCGTACATATCTCCTCTACTAACTATTTCTAAAACTCTATTGATAACTGCTAATTGAGTATTTAACACATCTTGTTCATTATCATTACCTATAAATATATCAATAGTTTCTTCTTTAGATTCGTCTACAATATCCATACATAGAACTGATAAATTAAACTGCCATAGGTTACCCAAATAGGTAGCATTATTTACCATTATATGCGACAATGGAAATATAGTTTGTTTGTTTAAATCAACTTTAAATATATCACCTAATGTAACTGTGTTTACAAATACATCTAATTCTAATTGTTCTTTTATTGCAGTAGTAATATTATAATATCCTTTCATTATTTTCTTTTTATCATATCCATTTCTAATTCATTCTTTTGTTTCTCAAATGTTAAATAAGTTAAACATTGATGTAAGGGAAGTTTGGTCGTTGTATCAAATTCTCTAACGTTTCCTTGAGCAATAGCATAGATTGATGAATACCAACCCCATCGTTTTCCAAATTGTGCTTGTTTAGAATAGTCTGTATCTCCTGATTGTTCTCCAAATAAGTCAGAGTATATTTCAACAATTCGTTGCCTAAATTGTAAAAAAAAACCGTAGCACCTAAAACTACATCTAAAGGAGCGTGTTTCATTACATCCGAATAAGTTATACTTCCGTTGTATTCTTCTATTGAATAAGTATGTTTAAACTTTTGATTAATTGGTCTATAAAGTACTGCCATTGCTTTATGTATATTATCCCAATCACTAATATAAGTATCTAAATCTACATATTCTCCAAATGATATTTCTTCAAGGTTAGGTATAAAACCGAACTCTACTCCACCTAATGTAAATCTTTGAACTAATTTGTGTTCTTTAGAAAACATTGCACCAAGTCTATTAGTGATTTCATTTACTTCAGAATATTTAATTTGTGCTACATCTTTTAAGTCTATACCACAAAATAATTGCACCATCTTTTGTTGTAAAAACTCTCCTTCAGGATTATCTTTTGCAATAGATAAAAACTTTTGATATTGAACTAATTTAATTTCGTTTAATTCAGTTGGTATTTGAATCTCTAACTTCATACAAATTTTTTATTAATAATAAAATAAAGTCATAATTGTATTAAACGTGTTAAACAAAAAAAAGACCTACATTTCTGTAAGTCTAATTTTAGTATAGATTTGTTATTGGTACTATACCACGCAAGGAAGTCCTTATCTTGCACCTTCATTCGTGAGTTATCAGATACCCCAATGAATTTACGTGTACTATCTGAGTCAACGCAACGCTATCTTTATTTAATCTTCTTCATTTGCTATTAAACAATCTTTACTACAAAATTCATCTTCACAAGCGTTACCACAAAAACCACATTCGTTTTCTGGTGCTTCATCAGGGTTTAAAAAATCTAAATGTTCCATATCTTTTGTTTTAAATGTTATACAAATATAATATTTATATTTTAAATAAAATACATTTAACAAATATTTAACTATTCAAATAAGCAGAAGCTATTAAATACATTTGTTGCATCTTTTTAATTTCACCTACATTTCTTGGTAAGTTTATAGCTACTTCTACATTCTTCTTGTGATGTATGTAACATTGTATTGTTGCAATCATTTGTCCGTATGTCATAATCTAATATATAAAATAGTTTCCTTTATTTGGATTCTCTAATTGATAACCTACTGCATAACGTAACGCATCTATACAATTATGAACCAATATACCATTTGCAAAATATTCGTGGCAATCTTCCACCATTAAATCATAAACTTGAGCCTTGTAACTTTCTCCTTGCTCGAAGTGCTTTAGCTTTGCAGTTATTATGGCAGTATTTAGAAACTCCTCCGTGTCTTGTTTCATATTCTTTATTACATACTTCGCAATTATGTTTTTTATATTCTCTATTATGCCAAGTCTTTTTACCTTGTTCTTTATGCCATTGCAATCCAACTTCTGATTTATGCCATTCTTTTGCTGCTTCAATTCCTTTTGAATGAAATTCTTTAAACCATTCTGGATTGTCTTTAATTCTTTTTTTACCTGTAAACCTTTGATGTAAAGATTCAAGAACCATATTGAGATTTGATATGTTATTATTTTGTGTGTTACCATCAACGTGGTGAATATGGTATCCTTTAGGAATATCCCCTTTATAGTGTTTCCAAACTTCAGTATGTAGTCTTGTTGTTCCTCTACTAAAATATTTTTCGTTTTTGTAAAGTTTAAAATCTTTTCCGTTAAACCATTGTACAGGAATAGTCTGTCCTGATTCTGTAATTGTGAAATTTGTTTCCATTTATTAATAGTTTTAATTTTATGTTCTTTAGTTGAACACAAAGATAACGCCAAAGTATCGAATTGCATCGAGTACTTATTAACATTTTTTACACCATTATTAAAATTTACTAATACCTTTTTATATCCTTTACTTGTTAAAACTAAATCACCTACTTTTATTTTATCTATTCTAACTTGACCTTTAATTGTTGTTATTAAAGTATCTCCTGTAAAACAGTGGTTATGATTATCTATTGGTGTATTTGATTTCTTTTCTAACCAACTGTAATTATTTAACTCTTTAATTAGATTAATTGATTCAGGTGATATTATTAAATCATAATCTTGTAATAAAGATATACCATAAGTAACTGAACCTTGACCTTTAATTGCAGGAACTATATTTAATCCTGCCGAATGTAATTCAGATATTAGTCTCGGTTCAGCACTATCGGCTACTATTAAACTATCTAAACAATGTTGCTTATTTAAAGCGTATATTTGAGACGTTGTTAATGCTTGTAAATAGAAACGTTCATTTATATAAATTCGTTTGTTAGATGTATCTATATTGCATTCTACTAATGTTGTTGGGTCATTACTAAAACCAAAATCTTGTCCAAATACAGATTTACTTACTTGTTCGTATTTCCCAATAGTCCAGTTATTAAATATAACTCCTTCTGCTTTATCTAACCAGCCACCAAGTATTTGATGTTTGTACTTTTCAGGTCTACGTAATTTTATATTCTCTATTTGATTTATAAATGATTCAGAAAGATTATTTATATTATCTAAATATGTTGTGTGAATATATGTAGTATCTCCTTTTATTAAATTGCTTCCATCTTGTACTCCTTTATCTTCAAAGAATTTCTTATAAATAAAATGTTCTTTTGTTGCTGGATTTAAAACTAATAAAACTCTATTGTGAATTCCTTTTGTTCTTATACTAAAATCTATCTTTTCAAATGTTTCTTCATCTGTTAATTCTTCTGCTTCATCTAATACCCAAGTAGTAACTCCTGCTAAAGATTTTAAATTTGCTGTTTGTGTCCCACTACTTGTTTTAATACCTTTAAATAAGATTTTAGACCCTGTTTTAAGATTTACTATTTCATCTTTAGTTATATAAAAATCGTGGCTTAAATCAGCTGTTTCAATCTTATCTATAAATTCAGGAATAATAGAAACGTTTGCAGATGTTAAAGTATAACGAGTAAATAAAATAACGTGTCCTACTTCATAAGTTAAAGTAAGTAGAAAAGAGTTCAAAGAATATGATTTCCCTGAACCTCTACCACCTGTAATTACAAAGTATCTACTTTCAGAACCTAATAGATTAAATTTCGGATTGATTAATATTCCCAACTTT